ACTATATCCGGCAAGCACTGCTGCTTCTGATATAATGGCGTATGTCGTAGATGACCCGAATGTTCTGTTCACCATCCAAGCGGATGCTGCACCGACCAATACAGGTGATATCTATGGCAAGAACACTCTTCTCGTTCAAACTGCTCCTAACACCTCGCTGAAAGTCAGCCGCGTGGCGTTGGACATCTCTGAAATCAGCACAGATGCTCAGAATCCGATTCGGATTATTGACTATCTTGGCGGTGATCAGGGTGACGAAAAAGGTACGTCTTTCCCGATTCTGGTGTGTAAGTTCAATTACCATCAGCATTCATCCACAACTGGCTCGGCGTAAGGAGTAGAAAATGGCTATTACACGCGCACAACTCCTCAAAGAGCTTCTTCCCGGTCTTAATGCACTGTTTGGTCTGGAGTACGAAAAGTACGAAAACGAGCATGCTGAGATCTACGAAACTGAGAACTCAGAGCGTAGCTTTGAAGAGGAAGTCAAATTATCGGGCTTTGGCGCAGCGCCAGTTAAGCCTGAAGGTTCGGCTATCAGCTTCGATTCAGCGCAAGAGTCGTACACCGCTCGTTACAACCACGAAACGGTTGCAATGGGTTTCTCGGTGACAGAAGAGGCCATGGAAGACAACCTCTACGATGCTCTGTCTGCTCGTTACACCAAAGCTCTTGCACGGGCTATGGCGTACACCAAGCAGGTAAAAGCAGCAGCGTTGCTGAACAACGGCTTCACCACTTTCCAGTCTGGAGATGGCGTAACCCTGTTCAACACGGCTCACCCGACTGTAGCTGGTGGCAACAATGCAAACCGTCCGACAACAGATGTTGATCTGAACGAGACATCACTGGAAGACGCAGTAATCAAGATCGCAGCTTATGTAGATGAGCGCGGCCTTCTGATTGCAGCGCGTCCTCGTAAGCTGATCGTCCCGCCAGCATTGATGTTTGTTGCAACTCGTTTGCTGGAAACAGATCTGCGTGTCGGCACAGCTGACAACGATCTGAACGCTATCCGTTCTAACGGCTCTATCCCAGAGGGGTATCGTGTCAACCACTACCTGACCGATACTGACGCATTCTTCCTGACAACTGATGTTCCTAACGGAATGAAGCACTTTGTCCGGACGCCAATGGCAACCTCTATGGATGGCGACTTTGATACCGGTAACGTCCGGTACAAGGCTCGTGAGCGTTACAGCTTCGGCGTATCCGATCCACTTGGTATGTATGGCTCTCGCGGGGGCTGATTGTACCATAGTACAAAATTAGAAGGGCGGGGTTGCACCCGCCCTTTTTTTGTATAAAAATAAATAATCATGATTTCCTCCCTCAACTGAAGCTGCTAATTGCGGCTTCTTTTTTTTTGTTGTATGCTATTATTTACCCTGACAGCTTTAAGCTGACACTAGCCACGACAGGAGTATCACATGGCTACAACTACCTTCTCTGGTCCTATTAAGGCCGGAACAATCAAAAACACCACAGGCTCAACAGTAGGAACTGACGTTGCAAACGTCGGTCAAGTTGTTATGGCCCAAACATTTTCAGCAGATTTATCAGGCGGCGCTCTAGCTGCTCAAGTTACTGATGTTGTTATTCCAGCAAACTCTCAGATCATTGACTGTGTGATTGACGTTATTACCGCAGCCAACAGTACAACCAATCTTAGCGTTGGAGACACAGCAGGCGGTGCAGCCACAATTCTGAACACCTTTGCATCTGGAACAACCGCTGGTCGCAAGTATCCAACAACTGAAGCTGGTGCTGCACTAGCTTGGCAGGATACTGGCACAACAGACATTCGTTTGACTGTTACCGCTTCCGCTGCCACAAACGCAGGTCTTGTTCGTTTTACGATTCTGTATCAGCAAAACAACAACCTAGCATAATGGGGGTCTGTTATGTCTGCTTCTGATGTATTCGCAGTAACTAAAACAGCGGACGCAACCGTCTTTGATGGTCGCGCTAGAGTGCGTCAGATCCAAGTGGTGACAGCAGGATCTGGCAGCCCACAGGTTGTTTTGAAAGACGGAGGGTCTGGCGGCACTACTATGCTAGACCTCGCTTTCGGCACGGGCAGCACATTTTCTGTAAACATCCCTGATAACGGCATCTTGTTTAATACGGATGTGTATCTGGATCTAACGGCCTGTTCTAGTGTGACGGTGTTTCTCTCGTAGGGGTTATTCATGGCAGAGCGTAAGGCTAAGATGCCCCCTAGAAACAAAAAGAACTTTCGTTCCACAAAGTCCGGCGCTGGCATGACAAAGGCTGGCGTTGCGGCTTACAGGCGCAAGAATCCCGGCAGTAAGCTAAAGACAGCGGTTACAGGCAAGGTAAAGCCCGGAAGTGCAGCAGCGAAGCGCAGGAAGTCTTTCTGCGCCCGTTCTGCTGGGCAGATGAAACAGTTCCCCAAAGCAGCTAAGAACCCTAATAGCAGGCTGCGGCAGGCTAGGAAGAGATGGAAATGCTAAACACTAACTTCATAGCCGGGACATTGTTTGTGTCCATCATTGGCATGTGTGCCACAGGGGTAACATGGATATCGTCAACACTGATTGGTGTGGACAAGAACGTGGCTGTCATGGCCGTGAAGATTGACGATAACAGTCAGAAGATCGATGAGCTTCACAGTATGCTGAGGCCAATGTGGGAAGAGTTCACAGGAAGGACTTACGATGACAATCTCGCGAGCTTCCATGCAGCAACAGTTAAAGGGGAATAGGATGAAGAGGAAAGGCAAAGGCTCAGCTAGGCCAAAGTCCATAAGAGAATCTTTGGGGGATGCGTATAAAGCGAACTTGAAAGAAGAAAATTTTCTCGCCCCTAAAAGGTTTGACCCAAAAAGTGGGATTCCAGTCAAGGACAGTAAGGCCCGCAAGAAAAAAGCTTACAATAGGACTATAAAAGAAAACCCAAAGGCTGTCGCAAGAGTCAACAAGCGGGCACAGCAAAACAAAAGTGTGGGCGGCTTTCTAGAAACATTCTCTCCAGCCTACAGCATTGCCAAGGGCAAGGGGCCGATTGGAGAGATGGTTCGTGGCGGAAAGGGCATGGGCGTTCTTGGATTGATGGCCAGCCAAGCTGACAAAAAAAACAAAAAGTCTGGATCAGACGCAATGAAGGCAACCGGAATGGCCGGGGCCGACAGGATGTCTGGTGGTGGCAAGGTGGTGAAGTCAAAGCGCACACGCTCTATCGACGGCATTGCCTCTAAGGGGAAGACCCGTGGCAACCAGCGGTAAGCGCAACTATAGGTCTGAGTACAAGAACTACCAGTCCACCACGACTCAGAAGAAGCGTAGGGCTGCTAGGAATACAGCAAGAAACAGGATGCTTGCTGCTGGGAAGGTGAAGAGGGGCGATGGGAAAGATGTCGCTCATAAAAATGGGAACCCTAGAGACAACAAGAGGTCTAATCTCAAAGCTGTTCCCGCATCAAAGAACAGGTCGTTCAAGAGAACAAGAACGGCGAAAAAGGTAAACAGGAGAGCCTAGGAGGTTCCTATGAGAGCGGCAAAAATGCTTTGCAAGAGCAAGAAGAAAAAGCCGGTAGCCATGAGGAATGGTGGTCTTGCAAAGAAGAAGGTAGATGGCGTTGTAAAAGGTTTGAAAAAAGCCTCTAAACTTCATGCCAAGCAAGCAAAAACCTTGAAGACCTTGAAGTTTAAGACTGGCGGAAAGGCAAAGTCTACCGTCAATAAGGCAGGAAACTACACCAAGCCGGAAATGAGAAAGCGCATTTTCAATCGTATTAAGGCTGGTGGAAAAGGGGGCGCTCCCGGTCAGTGGTCGGCAAGAAAGGCCCAAATGACAGCGGCTGCCTATAAAAAAGCAGGGGGAGGATACAGGGATTAGCTATGAAGCATGCGTTTCTCCTGTTTGTTTTTTTAGGAGTGGGAGAGGACAAAAGGCTCGTTAGCAATGATATGTATTTTGCAGATGTAAATGACTGCGTTTATTTCGCGCAAAGGTTACATAAACAGGGAGAGAAGATAACCGCATATTGTCTGCCGAAGATGGTAGATGAAGACATAAGGCTTTACTGATGGATCCAATTTCTGCAATGGCAACCGCTTCAGCGGCATTCGGAGCGCTTAAAAAGGGCTTTGCTATTGGTCGTGATATTGAGTCTATGGCCTCTGACCTGTCACGTTGGATGGGCGCTTTATCTGACCTTGATCAGATGGAGAAGGAAGCCAAAAACCCCCCAATTTTTAAAAAGCTGTTTAGTGGTCAAAGTGTTGAGCAGGAAGCGATCACCACATTCGCCAACAGGCAAAAGGCTCAACAGCAGCGATACGAGCTACAGCAATGGATTTCCTTGACCATGGGCAAGTCCAAATGGGATGAGCTTGTTCGCATGGAAGGCCAGATACGAAAAAGACGCCAAGAAACTTTGTACAAGCAAAGAGAGCGTAGACGTAAGTTTGTAGAGGTTGTGGCTTGGATCATTGTATTTGGAGCGGGTATTGCCGGACTTGCGGGATTCGTCTTACTGTTGAAGTCTCATACTGCCAACGCAGATCAAATGGTTACTTGCCGTAAGGTAAAGTGTGAAAAATTAGACAACAGACAATTAGTTTGTATATTTAAAGGCGCAAATAACACTATTGAGTCTCAGTTCTTTGAGTATCTGGAGTTTGTGCCAAACGAATATCAGTGTAAGTATGACCCTAATGCAAAAAAAGATATGACCATACAAGAGAGTCTTGAAGAGATACGAAAGTCGAGAGAGTAATGGCTCTAAAAAAGTCGCAAAGAAGTTTGAAGTCTTGGACAAAGCAGAAGTGGCGCACCAAAAGCGGCAAGCCATCTACTCAAGGTTCAAAAGCTACTGGCGAGAGATATCTCCCATCTAGTGCGATAAAATCACTCTCTTCTAAAGAATACGCGGCCACAACAAAGGCCAAGAGGAAAGCTACTAAAGCAGGAAAACAATTCTCAAAGCAGCCCAAAAAGATTGCCGCTAAGACTAGAGCGCACAGGAGAACTAAGTAATGTCAGTAGTGACACCTGATCTACCTGAGATATTTGAAGAGGCTTTTGAGAGGGCTGGCCTTCAAATGACGACGGGGTATGATCTCAAAACAGCCCGCAGAAGCCTTAACCTAATTACATTGGAGTGGCAGAACCGTGGACTTAATCTCTGGACTATCGAAGCTGGCACACAGGCTCTCACTGCTGGCACAGCGACTTATACGCTTCCTGCGGACACTATCGACCTTATTGAGCATCAGCTTAGAACGGGCAGCGGAACATCTCAGCTTGATACTAACGTATCTCGCATCAGCGTTTCGACGTATGCTCAACAAGGCTCAAAGAACACTCAGGGCCGCCCTAACCAAATTTATGTAGACCGACAGGCAACACAGGTGAACATCACCTTGTGGCCGGTTCCTGACCTAAGCACATACACATTGGCCTATTACAGGCTAAAAGGTATATCAGGAGTTTCTTCCGGTGTCGGTACTACAGCAGACATGCCGCCAAGGTTCATACCTTGTCTTGCGGCTGGATTGGCTTACTACATTGCAATGAAGAAGCCTGAAGTGGCGGGCCGTGTGGCACCGCTTAAACAAGAGTATGAGTTTCAGTTTGAGCTAGCGGCAAACGAGGACACAGACTCATCATCTATCAAGTTCGTGCCATACAACACATTCTACGCAGGAGGGTGAAATGCCTATCAAAATTAGACCTACACAACCATCTATGGGTAAGCGGAAGAGGCCATCAACTTCGTCCAGAAAGCCTAAAAACAGCAAAAAGATCACGTCCGCAATGAAAAAGGGCGGCTCCATGAAGAAGAAGGGCTACGCCATGGGTGGCCCCATGAAGAAAAAAGGTATGGCCGCAGGCGGTAAGCTCAAGATGGTTGAGAAAGACGGCAAGAAGGTCCCGTTTTTCGCTGCTGACGGTAAAGGCAAGATGAAGGGCGGCGGCATGATGAAGAAGAAGGGTATGAAGAAGGGCGGCATGATGAAGAAGGGGTATGCCAAGGGCGGATCTGTAAAGGTCAAGTCTGGTGATACCCTGTCTCAGATTGCAAAGTCTAAGGGCATGACCCTCAAGTCTCTTCTGGACGCGAACCCCGGTATCAAAAATGCAAATATGATCAAGGTTGGTCAGAGCATCAAGATTCCGGGCGTTGCTGCTGGTAAGTCTGCCAAGTCTTCTAACCCGTACAAGGGCATGACAAAGACCCAGATGAACATGCTGGCGTCCAAGGATAAGGGCAAGCAGAGGGCGGCTACACGGGGTTCTAGGGCGCAAACAGCGACAACCCCTAGCAATGCGGCCAGCGTAAAAGCATCTAAGGATGGTTCTGCTTCGGCAATGGCTAAGGCCCGTGCGCGTCGTGCGGCGGCTAAGAAGGCACCGCCGAAGAAAACATCTTCAAAGCCAACGAAGAAGCCAAGTATGTTTGACAGGCTCAAGGCTGCTGTGAAGCCCAATCGTCCCGGCTCGGCTAAAATGGCCGGTGGCGGAGCGATGAAGAAGAAGGGCATGAAAAAAGGCGGCGCAATGAAAAGCAAAGGTATGAAGCGAGGGGGAGCTATGAAGAGGTCAAAGGGCGGCACTGTTCGCGGTGCAGGCGCGGCGACTAGGGGCAAGCGGTTCGGTAGAGCTGGATAATGCCTTATCTACAGAGCAACATACCTCATTTTAAGTGTTGGGTGCGCCGTGAATATACTCATAATCACAGCGAATACCACGGTGAGTTTTTGCATGCTATGGCTATTGCGGTAACAACAATTCCTAATCGTTGTCTCAGCTTCCAGATGATTTTTACTGGTTGCGAGACAGATGATGATGATAGCCCAAATGTGCATGGTGGTGCCATGTGGGCTAGGATGCCTATTACTGCTTTGGTTGGAGACACATTGTTTGAGGATTGGCCAGAGCCAATGCCTGTGCATGCGGCACAGCCGTGGGATTGCTCATCTAGGGATCATTCGGTGTACGTTATGGACAGGGCGACTCCTTGTCCGTGGCTTGCAAAGATAGATGGTGAGTTTTATCCAGCGAAATACTATTTTACTGTCGATTACACGGGCAGTGAGATAGCTGACGATCCTGCACAACACAAGCAAAGCCATGTTCTTGAGCTTTTGGACGCTGGAAAGTGGACGGGCAATATAGTGGCTTTGCCTAATAATAGGGTAAGAGTAACGCATCCTGCATGGTTTGAGACGGGAGAGGGCGCGCCTGATTTCCTTCCTTCCCAATATGTGCATTATTCGAAATCTGATCTGGACTACACCTTAGACACGACTCAGATCTTCGATAATTTGTATGCGGGTACAAATGATGACTAACGCTAGGGGCAAATACGCATTTGGTTTCTGCGACAGGACAGGGTTCAGATACTCTCTGGATCAGCTTGTTGACGAGTACCAAAATGGCGTAAGGACAGGTATGCGGGTTGGGTTTGATGTGGTTGACCCAGATCATCCTCAAAACTTTTTGGGCCGTGTAAGAACGGACGACCCGCAATCCCTGTTA